ACTTTATTATTATTAATATATAAAAATGGCAGAGAAAAAAATATCGTACACAACCAGGGACTTTCAAGGGATAAGAACCGAGTTAATCAACTTTACAAGGGCATATTACCCTGATTTGGTACAAAACTTTAACGATGCGGGGATCTTTTCGGTACTTTTAGATTTGAACGCTGCCGTAACCGACAACCTACAATTTCAAATAGATAGAAGTATCCAAGAAACCGTTTTACAATTTGCACAACAAAAAAGTTCTGTTTATAATATTGCCAGAACCTACGGTTTAAAAGTGCCAGGACAAAGACCTTCAGTTGCTATAGTTGATTTTTCAATTACAGTTCCCGCATTTGGTGATAGAGAAGATTTAAGATATTGTGGGATTCTAAGAAGAGGGTCTCAAGTAAATGGTGCTGGACAACCATTTGAAACTGTTTATGATATTGATTTCGCTTCAGCAATTAATGCTGAAGGAACCCCAAATAGATTAAAAATACCAAATTTTGACTCTAACGGAAACCTAATAAATTACACCATAACTAAAAGAGAAGTTGTTGTTAATGGAATTACAAAAGTTTATAAAAGGGTAATTACCCCAAATGATGTAGTACCATATTACCAACTTTTCTTACCAGAAAAAAATGTTTTAGGCATAACAAGTGTATTATTAAAAGACGTTACTCACTATTCTACAGTGCCTGAACCACAAGATTTTATAACATTGGGGCCTAATAGATGGTATGAAGTTAAGGCTCTTGTTGAGGATAGAGTTTTTGTTGAAGACCCAACAAAACCATCAGACCAACCTGGAATTAAAGTTGGAAGATACATCTCAACCTCAAACAAATTCATAAGTGAATATACACCTGAAGGGTTTTGTAAAATGACTTTTGGTGGTGGAAATATTTCTGCGGAACAACAACTTAGAGAATTTGCAAGAGACGGTAAAGGATTTGATTTGGCAAGATATAGTAATAATCTTGGGTTAGGAAGTACCTTAACACCAAACACAACATTATTCGTCCAATATAGAATCGGTGGTGGTATTGGTACTAACTTAGGTGTTAATACTATTAATCAAATTGGGACTGTTTCTTTTTCTGTTAATGGGCCTTCTGAGGTGGTTAATAGAAGTGTTATAAACAGTTTAAGATGTAATAATGTTACTGCCGCTATAGGTGGTGCTAACGCACCAACAACGGAAGATGTAAGACAAATGGTATCTTTTAACTTCTCCGCTCAAAATAGAGCAGTTACGGTAAATGATTATGAATCAATTATAAGAACTATGCCTTCGATCTTTGGTGCTCCGGCAAAAGTATCTATTGTTGAAGAAAATAATAAAATTAAAATTAAGATGTTATCTTACGACACAAGTGGTAACCTTACAGACGTAATTTCAAATACACTCAAACAAAATGTTGCAAATTACTTATCGAATTATAGAATGATAAATGACTACATTTCTATTGAAAGTGCACAACCAATTGATTTGGCGGTTGATTGTAATGTTGTTTTAGATAACTCACAAACACAAGGTGCTGTGGTCGCAAAAATAATAGAAATTATATCTAATTATTTTAATCCGTTAACAAGACAATTAGGACAAAATGTTGTTGTTTCTGAATTAAGAAGATTAATACAGGCTGAAAATGGAGTTATTAGTATTTCTGATCTTAAATTTTATAATTTGGTTGGAGGACAATACTCATCTTTTGAAACTTCACAAACGTATTCAGATCCCGTAACAAAAGAAATTCAATTATATGCTGACACTATCTATGCAGAACCATCTCAAATTTATCAAATTAGGTTCCAAAACAAAGATATTAATGTTAGAGTTCTTAACTTAAAATCGGTTAACTTCAGTTAGTAATTTATTTTTCTAAATACAAACCTATTTTTTGAAAATAGGAAATAAACTATTTATCAAAAAAGGGAAAAATAATGCCAAGTACTCAAAGAATTAGGACTGAAGTTGGTGTAGACAAATACATAAATTTACAATTGAATCAAGATTTTGAATCTCTTGAAATCTTATCATTGAAAATTTTATCAAATGATGTCTACAATAGATATTGTTCTGATTATGGTGTTGTTGTTGGTAGAGTTATCGTTAACAATGGTTTTGGTGTACCAAATGCAAGAGTTTCGGTTTTTATACCGGTTGAAGAAGGAGACCTTGATAACCCCGTAATTGCAGAACTTTATCCATATCAAAATTTATCATCAAGAAACGAAGAAGGATATCGATACAATCTATTATCTAAAGATCCTTCATATGATGGACATAGAGCGACAGGGACTTTTCCAAACAGAGGAGATGTTCTAATGGATAGTTCTTATGTTGAGGTTTATGACAAGTATTACAAATATACTGTAAAGACAAATGATAGCGGAGACTTTATGATTTTTGGAGTCCCAACAGGAGACATCACTTTGGTTATGGATGTTGACCTTTCGGATATAGGGTGTTTTTCATTATCACCACAAGACTTAATCCAACAAGGAGTTGCGACTGAAAATGATGTTGATGGAGCAAATTTTAAAACTTCAACAAACTTAGACTCATTACCTCAAGTGATTAATTTAAATTATGACGTAAATGTTAGACCTTTTTGGGGTGATAAAGATTTGTGTCAAATTGGTATAACAAGAGTGGATTTTGATTTAACAAAACTTGCTAACATTAAAATACAACCTAGTGCTGTGTTCATGGGGTCTATTATATCAACCACAAATGACGACGCTTTAAGTATTAGTTGTAAACCAAAAAATAATACCGGAAATCTTTGTGAATTAATTGCAGGGCCAGGACAAATCCTATCAATTAGACAAACTATTAATTCTGATGATCAAGGTTTACCAATATTAGAAGTTTATTCCCTTGAAAATAATGGTAAGGTAATTGACAACGACGGATCTTTTCTTGTTAATTTACCAATGAACTTGGATTACGTATTCACAAATGAATTTGGAGAACAAATACTATCAAACGATCCGTCAAAGGGTATACCAACTAAGGGTAAATATAGATTTAAATTTAAATGGATTAATAAAGAACAAAGTTTAACACCGAGTGACTTCCAAAAAAAATTAAATGAACAAATAAAAAAGACAAAACAAGAATACGGTGTAAAAGACCAAGATTCTCAAAATAACTTCCAAAGGGCTTCTTTTTTAGTTCCTAACGTAAAAGAGTATGGTTGGGTTAAGTATGATGACGATCCATTAGAAGATTTTAAACCTGGAACTGAAACTTTAACAATTATTCCGCCAGCAACCGCATACACATATACATATCCTTTCGACATTGGTTTACAATTTGATGAACAAGTAAACAGTAGTTCATTTTCTATTTTTGTTGGTGGACAACCATATTATGGGGGTATAGACAATATTTACCTACCTGCTGGTACAACATTAGAAATTTTCTCAACACCTGTTGACCCAAATCAAAATCAAGTATTTACGTTTACTCGATACCCGATAGAACTTTATAATTTATACCGATCATACACATTTTCTTTAGATTGGGATGATTATGTAAACCCACAAGAAGCAATAAATTGTGAGGATACATTTTATGAATTCAATTACAATAAGGTCTATACTACAGCTATGTTCTTGGATAGATATAAAAATGGTATTGGAAGGGCTAGACATTTAGGTATAAAAGAGATTGATGATAGAACTTGTAAATCGACTAACAATACATTTCCTGTTAATGATATAATAAGAAATTTTGACCCAATATTTTTCTTATTTAATGTATTATCAAACATTTTAATTTATGCGGTTTTAATACCACTTTTGTGGACAGTTCATTTTATTGCGTTTATTTGGCCAATATTGAAGTGGGTTCTTTTATTTTTGAGTATTAGATTTACAGTTCAATCTATTGAAGAAACTGCAAATGCTTACGATGTTGCTCAAGAAGCGGTTAATGATGTTTTGAGTATGATTTCATTTACACTTGCCGGCCCTGTAATTGATCCAGGTTTAACACCTGAGGTGATTAAAGACGCTTTAGCGGCCGTAAGAACATTTTTATATGCGGTGGCATCAGTTGCTGCCGGTGTTGTATTTACCGCGTTTATAACTAATGCAATATTTGATTTTACAACAGGTACATGGAGAAGGTTAAGAATACCAAGATTAGGATTTCCTATGATTTCTTATCCTGATTGTACAACCTGTGAGTGTGATTGTAAAGACGCGGAACTGGATGATGACATCACACCTCAATCAATACAAAATGAAATTGATAACCAAATCCAACAGTCAGGGGCTTTAAGTACCATACAATTGGCACAACCAAAAAGTTTTTTAGCTCCAATAAATTCGCCTGGTGCTTATAATATAACTCATCCTAATTTACAACAAAATCCACCTGATAGTGACAACCTCAACGGAGGGCCTTATTGGTGTGGTTTTGGATATAGAAATTTCCAATCACTAACATATAGTTTCCAAGACGACGTTATATCTGCAGACGTAATTATAAGAGGAACTTTGGATTACGCTAGACTTTTTTCGGGGTACGATATTTTGAATTCACAATCTCCGATCAAACTTACTACAAACGAAAAGTATTTATTACACGCACCACAACCTTTCTTATGGTCGGCAAATAAACCGACGAGTTTACCAATTTCAGAAAGGTGGTTTGCATACCCAATGAATGCAACTTATCCCCAAAGATTGAACGAATTTAACACAAGAGACAAGTATTTTGGAGCTTCAGCACCAAACAGAGTAAAAATCCAAGTTAATAATTCACCACAGACATACGAAGATCAGGTAATTGTTTTATTAGCAAATCCGGGTACCTCGGTAAGTTTAATTCCTGGAATTATATTCACCTTCCAAGACCCACAACTCTCAAATTGTTGGGTAAATCTAACGGGAGCAACTTTTAATGAATTTGGAACTAATTCAGTAACAGGTAACACATTTACAGGTCAGACACAAGTTACGGTACCGTATGCTAATCCTAACAACTCAAGTGGTAATCTTTCAAGTAGTATAACAATTACCGCAACATCAGAAACAGGGGTTGCATCAACAATACCTGGTGTACCTGGACTTTATGACTTTGAGGAATCATATTTAAAATATCCCATCGATTTGGAGTACTTCCAAGTTGTTACAGGAATGACCGTAGGTGATTTTATAAACGCTTCAAATACAGGAAGTGTCGGTTTATTCCCGAGAGATTATTTGTTACACAGAATTAAATATTTAAGACCAAACTGTAACACTGTAACCCCTGGTAGTACTGGGCCACGTTACACTATGGTAACAACAACACCCGCATTACAAAACATACCGGGATATCAAAACTTAGAAATTATAATTATAGTTAGAGGGGTTGACCCTCATACCCAAAAACAATACGTAAGTTATGACTTATCTAAAATATTTGGTTACACCACGACAAATAATAACACTATTGTTGCGGGTCAATATTATTTGAACAGACCAATACAGGGTTATACAACTACACCAAATAAACCAAAATCACATTTAACTGTAAACAACCAAGGGCATAACATATACTTCCCTTCATATACATTTTCTATTGGAGCTCCAACACCAAGTAACCCTAATTTTACTGCATTTACATCAACATTACCGTATTACTATTTGGCAACTGATGATTCTGTGTACTCGAATTATAAGCCAGTGCCATTTTTCAGTTCATCTACAGGTCTTTTTACACCATCATCTACTAATGGTTTGGTTCCTGCAACAACAAACACTGTCCCTTACTATTCTAATACACCTTCTATAAACTCACCACAACTAAACACATATATTGGAGGTGCGGCGTTCATTGGAAGTACCAATAATTTGTCTTTTAATACAGTTACACAATTTAACAGTCCATTCTATAATCCAATTCCTATTGTAATTTC